CCACGCCCCCGCTCGCATTCACCCACACCACCACCTGAGCATTAGCGGAACTGACGACCGACTTGGCAAACACGGGGTAGCCCAGCGTGGTGTCGAAATAGGAGAGGCCCACATACACCCCGGAGTTAGGCCGAGCTGAGGTAACCCCCGTTTGTCCTATCGGGCCCAGCCAGCGCTGAATGGACTGAAACCAGCTATACAAGGGTGCTGGTATATTCTTTGGTCCCTCGGTGAATGGGATTAGGCTCATCCGGACTTCGCCGCAGGCTCGCGTTCTGCGATCTTAATCGCCCCCTCGGTGATCACGAACTTCACGGGGTCGCTCATTCTGAGTTTCCACACATGATCTCGGGCTGAGCCAAAGCGCCGCCAGCTGACCCGCGCGAGGTAGTTGCCGGCCTGGCCCAAGGAACTCCACCGCTCGCCCGACCACGTCCGTCCGTTGTCCCTGGAGTGCTGCAACATGACCATAGGGGCCGATCCCTGCCCCGTCTGTAGTCCGACCCCGGTCTCCATGTCTACATAGAGCAAGGAAGGGCGCACCCGGTTGAAGTTAGAGAGCACATGCCGGGTCACAATTTCCCGCACGATCGGGGTCAAATTATCCGTATACACCGTGTCCGACTGGCTATAAAGGAGCCCTTGCGCGTAGTCGGAGAGAATCGTCTCCCCGTTGAACACGGTCGAGAGATTCGCGGTGTGTCTCCCCGTCGTGGTGCCGGTCTGCACATCGCTCCATAACCGCGTGGAACAATCGAACAGGAACGAACGGTTCGCGGTGGGGAATGTGAGTTGGTAGAACTTGTGGGTGTCTCTTTGGTAGGTGAGTGCCACTGCATCGGAGGTAACCGAGAAGGAATTCCAAATCGACTCCACATCCGCATCCGAGATGATGTTGATGTTGTAGCCGACGATCTGCGCGGCCTGCACCGCGCCTGAGCGGGTTTGCGCCAGGAAGATGATCGTCTGATCGACGTGCGCGCGGGAGAAGATCGCGGCCAAGCCATACTCACTCACCGCCGACAGCAAGGGGGCGAAGGGCTGCGGCGTGTTGCCGACATTCTGCCAGAACTCCGTGTGGTACTGTCCAAACGGGATCAGGTTCCCCAACACGCTATCGACCGCGACGATGTTATCCGAGTACGCCGAAGCGCTCGCAAAGGCCAGGGCATTCCACGTCGAGCCGTCGTTGAAGTTGGAGACCCAAAACTGTTGTGTGCCTGGCTGTTCGGCCACAAAAAAGTCCGAGCAAAACGTGATAGTTTTCGCTCCCGTGGCGGGAAAACTCGCGATGACCGTTGCATTCAAGGTGGTCGAAAACGTGACCAAATAGCCTTGCCGACCGTCCACGATGACCATCTGGCCGGGGCGGTAGGCCATCGAGACTAACCCCGCGCTGGTCTGCAGCACCGCAGGAGTAAAGATCAAATTCTGCGTGTTAGGCACTTGCGAGATGATCTGGTCCCCCACCACGAAAAAGAGGCCATTGATGCTCGAGTTGACCAGCGTCGTCCCTAAAATACCTCGCGCGGGTCCTTGAAAGCCATTGGGCACGAGCGCAGCATTGATGCTGCCGATCGCCGGGGATAGCTGATAGCCATAGTCCACAATCACCCCGGCGCCGCCGGGAGCGCGCTGCGAGAGGACCCCTGCGGTGAACATAATCGGCCCGTAACTGCTCCCCGCAAAAGTCAGCGTATAGGTCGAGCCCGCGGCGAAGCCAAAGGACGCATTGTTCCAAATCCAGTAGGCGATGCCGTCTGCGTACTGGTATGAGGCGCTCGAAGAAAGCCGCGTCACCCCATTGACATTCAATGAGGTAAAAGCCGTGCGGGTCGGATCACTCGCCGCAGCCACCGAGAATACGGATTCGGAATACGTGCCTGAGTCGAACTGATCCACAATACTCGATACCGTCTCGGAGGCGGGCGCCGTTGGGGTGGCGGCAGCGCCGTAGTTCAAATACTGTACGAGGCCCGGCGTGCCGTAAATGACCACCTTCGCCTTATCCTGATCGGGCCGGTTCTCGTAGTAGCAGTTCAAGCGCCGTTGAGCCGTAACCACCAGGCTCTTATGCTTAGTCGAACCGCCGAACAACGACAGGATTTTCATGGGTCATACGGACTTCCAGCATGGGGCTGGAAGTAAAACGAAGTCGTTTCCGCATCCTGCTCCTTCGCCATGGCCATCGCTTCCTTGTAATTGGTGTCCATATCTTGGGTCCACACCGCATCGAACATGCCGCAAATCTCGCGCGATAGAGCCCAGCACAAGGGCCGATACCATGCTTGCGGATACTCGGGGTTATCCCCCGGATTGTCGAAATCCTGCGAGGCTTCCAAAAACACAAGGTGCAAGTGCTTGGTGACATCCTGCGCGCCGCCGCAGTCGATGTAGAGCCGCCCGCCGCCGATGTTGGGCTGTGTGCCGATCTGCGCCTCGTAGTACACCGCGGAAGGGTCGGAGGTGTTCTGCGGGTCGGTTTTATTCGGTAGCTGCTCGTAATCCTCGAGCGTCATAAAGTCTAAGGGCGTGTCGTTCGAGTATACGTCCCGCAGAATCGCTGTAACGACATTCAGCGGCCTTTGAGCCTTGGTCGTATAGTTGAACACGTAGGCGTTGCTCATCGCCTGGCCGGCGAGGGGAGCGGCAAGATTCACGATCCCCACGCCCGTCATTTGTTCGGTGCTCGTCACCGTGGTCCAGAATAGATCACTGCCGTTCGTGCCCGCCGAGGGCTGATACTGGATGCCGATATAGTCCCCGGGGTTGATATTGGTGACCGAAAGCACTTGAACGAATTGCTGGCCGGCGGGTGCGATCGCCGTCAACTGGTTCGTATTGTAGAGGTAGGGGAAGGACAGGCCCGTAGTCCCCGCCGCCCAGTTATCGCCCGAGGGACCTAACTGATAGCAGTACTTGGAGAGCCCTAAAAAGAGCTCCCCGCGCTTTCGCTTCCACATCTTCAATCCCGGGGCAAAGTCCATCTTGCCCATGAGCTGCTTGACGATCATGTTGAGCTTTCTCAAGCAATCGTTGTATTCCTGGGCGGTCGCCACTTCCGCTTCCCCAATCGCACCGACATTCAACATCGCCTCGCGCACAATGTCGGTCGCTTGAACGGAGAACGAATACGTGCCGGACGTTGCCACCTAAGCCACTTCGCGCTCTTTCAGTGCGTCCTTGACGGTGTGCCAGATGACCCGATACGCCTGCTCGAAGCTGATGTCCGCCTGACACTGGGCCACGCTGTGCTCCGTCTTTTTGCAGTGATTCCAGTTGTAGTGCAGCTGATGGCAGGCGGGTGCTTCATTATCTCCACGCCCCGGACACACGGTGTGGTGGCTATAGAGCGAGTGCGTATTGGGCCAGTCGCGCGTCAGGTTGTTCTCGCTCGAGTGCGACAGGAACACCACTTTCGGATAATCGAGATACGCCGCGGCGTTCATCAGTCCGGTTTCAGGCCCGATCGCCATGTTGACGTGCGCCATGAACGCAATCGACTGGCGAATAGACCACTGTCCACAGCGGCGGTGAACTCGTTTTTCCTTCTCCCAGCCCTGCTCCAACAGCTTCGCCGCCTCACCGCCCAAGAACACCACGTCCACCGGAAAGTCGAGCATCAAAGAGGCCACCACGTTGTCGAGGTATAACCAAGTTTTGTGCACCGAGGAGCCCGCAAGCGGCCAAGCAATCAAAAATTCTCCCATCTTCGCCCGCTGTTTTTTCGCCCAAGCGGTCTCCTCCTGGGTGGGGAAGAAGCGCATATGCCGCGGCTCGTTATCGACCCCCGCGATGCTGTGCTGAATGTCCAAATAGTTGTGATCCATCACCGCGTGTCGGGTTTTGGGAGGCCAGTAGTGCAGGGTCCTACCGGGCAGCGCGAGGAAGGAGCCCTCGACAGATTCGCTCAAATTCACCCATTTGTCGTACTTTTTGCGGTGCCAGTCCCAGTAGGAGCCCAATTCGTGATTGGGTACCTGATCCTTGTCCTGCATGTAAAAAGCGTCGATGTTTGGGTCATGGCGCACGACCTCGTCTCCAGGAGGGGAGGTGTAGAGAGTAAGGTGATAACCCTGGGCCTTGAGGCCAGCAAACACCGACGAAGCTTGTAAAAGATCCCCAAAGGCTCCATAGCGCACGATGCCGCAGGTTTTACCCGCGGGCGGCTTTTTCTTCTTCCAACTCTCGTGCTGGCCGGAGCCCACCTTCTGGAACACGAAATAGAGCGAGTATTCGCGCTCTTGATTGCGCTTTTGGAACTCGATCAAGTCCCAGCCACCCGCACCCCGCATGTACTGGATCAGCCGGTCATAGTTCACGTTCCACTTGTGATCCGGGTTGCACCCCTCCGTCCCGACCTTCGGATACTCGTCCTCATCGGGCAGGTACAGAACTAAATAGCCTTTCGGCTTGATGATGCGCATCCACTCTCGGAGCGCACCTGTCACCCGCTCGGGCTCGATGTGCTCGAGTAAATGGGAACTAAAAATGAAATCCATGGAGCCGGAGGCAAAGATCTCCATGCGCTCCGCGGTGTCGACGCGGATATCGCAATTGATGGGATGGCCGAAAAGCCGCTCATCCGTCTTGTTGTCGACCCCAATCCAATGCGGATAGAGCTTTTGCAGGCCGCAGCCGACGTCTAAACCTTTACCCCGGGTATATTCGACTATTTCCCAGCGAATTTTCGATGATTCGTTGCACTGGGGATCTGTTATGCGCCACACGCATTATTTATCCATGTACTCGGCCAGGATCTTGCGCAGTGCCGCCTCTTTGTCGCGCTTCGCGGCAGCTGCTTTTTCCTTGGCGACCCGCGCGGCGGTTTGAACTCGCTCGCGCTCCAACGCTTCCGGGGTGGTCCATTGCTGGACGGGCTTGCCGCCGTGATCGTAGAGGACACCGTCCTGCTCTTGTGCAAACTCGGTCGAGCCGTACACGACCCCGACGGGACGGGTGTGATCGATCTCGCGGCCCTTCAATTCGACTTTGTCCATTCTCGCCCTCCTAGTCCCAGAGTACATTCAGTGCGCCCGCTGTGCCGTTCGTCACGGTCGTGACCGCAACCAGCGCGCCGCGGTAGCGTACACCAATCGAATAGATACCGGCAGCCACGGAGCCCAAGGCCGCGCCGGAGGCGACCATCAGCGTGTTAGTCGTCACCGCGTTGTTACCCTGCGCCGGGATGATGTCGTAGATATTGACCGCAGGGATTGCGGCCGTAAAGGTGCCCGTGGCCGTGCCAAGGTTCGTGAAATTGACCCCGTACAAGGCCCCAGGAATCGCAACGCCAACGCCTTGGCCTTGGGCGCCCTGGTTCGCGTTGATGGTCGTCGTACCGGCGGTTGCTATCGCGGTGTATTGGGCGTTGAGAAGTGAGGGCGTGACAGGCACATGCTACTCCTGACTTATTCCCTATCCAAGACATTGTTCCTTTCTACATAGCCTTCGACACCATCCACCTTAATCGTGTCATAGAACGCATCGTGATGTTCACGGGTGTACATATCATCGGTGGGTCGCAAAGACTTACGATCGAACCCTTCACGCAAGGATTTCATATTCACGTCTTTGGTGCGATCAGACATGACACCTAAGTCCGAGGCCATCCCCTGGGCCTTGATATCGGCGTGCGCTTGATTCTCAATATCCATGCCGGGAGGCAGATAGTTCATCCGCTCACCCATCGAATGGGACTTGCGGGCAGACTTATCCGACACCCAGCGATGAGTCGCCGGATTCGCGAGCGGCTCGTTGACCTGGAACTTCTCTTGAACGACCTTGCTCACGTCCAGCCGTCTCCCGGATACGTGATGCCGCCCGAGTACGTGAGCATCTTCTGCTCGCGGATATCCGCGTTCTCCTGGTCCTCAATATTCATGCCGGGGGGCAGATAATTGAACCTCGCATCGAGCCCTGAAGGCGTGCCCTTCTTCTCCAGATACCCCGTGTCCTTGATGCCGGACTTATCGAGGGACTTGCCGCCAGACTTCGGCAGCACGCCCACGTCCGGGGTCGGTTCGTTCTGCTCCTGCTCTTTCATGCCGGGGAATTTCATCGCCATACAAACTCCTTACGCCGTAAAGCTTGCGAGCGGCGCATTTTGAAAGTCTAGGGTCGCCGTGACCTTGGCGGTCGCGTCGGTCCCTGACTGAAAGTAGATCTCCGAATACGCGGGTACATACACCCCGCCATACTGCGCCGTCCCGGTATTGGTGTTCAAGGGGAACACGTTCGCCAAGCCCGCTTGCGCCGGGGAGACCGAACCTCCGGGCACGTACGGCCCGAAAGTCGAGGTGGCCAAGGCCGCCGTAGTCGTGGTCGACGTGTTCGTCACCACGTAGACCGAGACCGTCTGCGAGCTCGTGGTCGCCGTGCCGCCGGCCGCCGTGACCGTGCCGCCCACATTGGCCGTATAGGTCGAGGTGCCGATCGTATCCAAAAGCGCTGTGACGCTATAGAGATACGAATTCGCGTAAGATACGAATTTAGCGACCGCGGTCGAGCCCGAGAGAAGCCCAGAATTGTACGAATCCCGCGTGGTGTAGTTCGGGTCCGAATACGTCGGGAAGACTTTCTGTGCCATAACTTACGCCAGGATCTGCCCGGAAGGCGGCAGTACCGAATACTGAATGTTGAAGCTCCCCGCCCAGGTGGCATCCGTCCCTGAGACAAAAGCGATGGCATCGCCCGGATTCATGTAGAGCCCGCCCTGTCCCGCCAGGTTCCCGCCCGGATACCCGGATGAATACGTGGTCGTACCCCACGGCTGAGTCGTATTGGTGCCCCCGAGCGTGTTCAAGGCGTACGGACCCTGGTAGCCGCCGATGTACCCGCCAATGCCCCCGACATTGACATTCGAGCCCGTGGGGCCGGTACCGCCGACGAAGAAGGGGCCGCTGGCTGCCGCACCGATGGTGTTGGTGGCCAAGGTCACCGCCGTGCCCGTGGTGTTCGTGTTGGCGACGAAAATGGCATAGAGCGCCTCACAGGAGGTCGTCGCAGTGCCGTTCACCGTGTAGGTCGAGGTACCCACGGCAGTGGTGAAGAAAGTCGCGCCATAAACGATCAGCTGCGTCCAGGCGTAGAACTTGGAGGAGGTCGTCGCCCCGCCTGCCGCAATGGTGATGTTTTGGGACGACTGACGGGTTAAGTACGTTGGGTTGTCGTACGCGAGGGTGCGCGTGACGACGTTCAATGAGCCTTGGTTCTGCGTAGCCATAATCTAACCTCGCCGGTCCCCTCGGCTGAACGTGATTTCAATCCCACCCGAGGAGGACCGAGTGGGTCTAAATTTCAGCATCATGCGGCACTATTCCACTTAACAATTCGGACATTGATTGCCAAAGTATGTACAATCCCAAACCCTCCCAAATAATACCAGGCGATACCTTTGGACCGCCCGTAGTCGGTCGGGATCTTGCCGCGCATCTCTTCTGGAACGGCAATGGCTTCGGCCACCGTGTCATTCCCGAAAAAGAAAATCCAGTCGCTCTGCCCATTGGTCCACGGGGTGGTGGTGATGCCATCAGTGCCAACCCCCTTGGGGATGTTGGTCTGTTCGATATAGCGGGTGTTCTCGTAGCGGCCAATCTCACCGTTCATGATGAGGTTGAAGCCGGTGTCCGAGTACTGGTGAATGCCCTCGAGCGAGTTCTTGAAGGTGCGAAGCGTGGTGGGCCAGGCTATCGCGTAATAGTCGTCCGCGATATAGGCCGGGATGTTGCGCTCTTTCATCGCGTCCACAATCGCCTTGGCATGCGCGTTGTTATACGCAACGGAATTGGTGCCCGTCACCGTGCCATTGGTGTACAAGGTCACCGCCGTCGGGGACGTGCCGCCGACCGGAATCACCTGCAAGAGCGTCTGATTGAACTGCCCCCAGGCCAAGCGATCGACCGATTTGACGGTGTCGTTCTTGAGCGCCTTCTTGATGATGTCCTCGACCGGGAACTTCGAGAGGTTATCGAGTTTGCCGGAGTACGGGACCGCGTTGCCGGCCTCCGTAATGGTCAAGGTACCTTGCGTGATCGTGAAGTTGGTCTCCGGCATGGTGTTAGTTTCGAGTAACACGCCACCGGCCGTTGCCACATCCGAGACCACGTCCCAGGTGAAGGTGTCGCCCTTCTTCTTGCCCTGCTGCGAGATGTCGTGAACGTCGGCGAACTGGCGAAACTTCACCAGCGGCTGAACGTTCATGCGCAATACGTTTGATAATTGACGGGCATAGAGGTACCCGCCGAGACTCGACACCGCCCACACTTGTCCGGCCACGTTGACTCCTCATCGGAGCCACTTTGTGTTTAGGCTCCGCTTACCGTCGCGAGTGAACGTGTGGGGTCACACCCCGGGCCTTGGCCATCTTCTCGATGACCGAGACCACGTCCTCCTCGCCCTCTTCGTCATCCGGCTCGACTTGCCGTGAAGCAGCGGTCGGTACGTTGACTAGAGTTCGCTTCCGTTCGAGCTTGTCTTGAGGTTTGGCCTTGGTCAGCCCGGGCAACGCAGTACGCAGTTCGGTATCAATCGAGGTGTAAGCCTCGGTGAGTCCCATCGTCGGATTTTCAGCTTTCAACTCGGCTAACCGAGCGTTGAACAATCGACGTGCGTACGGGTTTTCGAGTAGATCCTTCGACTTGTCCTCTAGACGCGCCAGTTCGGTCCTGAACGATAAGCGCTGATCGATCTGCCGGACGACGTCGGGAGTCACTTCCGATGGTCGCCGTGATAGGCGCGATGCCAGCTTCTTAGTCGCCTCAACATCTCCTAGAGCAGTCTTGGCGAGGAGATCCGCCAGCTCGTCTTCACCGAGCTCGCTGGGTTCGTCCTTGGTGGATAGAGCCAGCCGTGAGGCATTTCTAACACTCTCGGCCGATTGGCGCAAGTACTCGTCTGCGCTATCGACCTTTTGCGCAGCTTCCCTGATTTGCTTCAAGGTCTGCCAGCGCTCGACGCCGTTGACGATCTGCTTGTAATAGACCTCGCCGTTGACGGTTTTGGTGTCAGAATCCTCGGGCGGCTCCTGAGTCTCCTCGGTGGCTCCTTCGGACTGAAGCAGCTTCGCGGCCGCCTCATCCTCAGCCAATGCCCGAGCCTCGCGCTCTTCGGCGTCGTCTTTAACGACCAGGCCCTCTTTCTCGTCCCGGTACTCCTCGGAGCTATCGGCAATCGCCTCCATGCGCGCAATGCGCTCGTTGTTGCGATCGGTGTTCGCCTTGGTCGCTTTCTTGACCGCAGCCTCGCGCGCCTTCTTTTCTTCCGCGTTCATGATTCCTCCCGCAACGCATCGGTTGCTTGTTCACCCATCATGATGGCCTCGCGCAGCCATCCGATAAACTGGTCTGACACTGAAATCTTGTTTTGCAGCTTGCGTATGGCCTTAGGGTCCTCGGCATCCACGACCGCCAACTCCTCGATAGCCTCGCTCGCCTGGTCCTGGGCCTTACGGAGCAAATAGGCGCCAATGCGGGTGTTCAAGAAGTTCTCCACCTCTTGGCCGAATACCGCGGCCTCGACCACCGGGTCACTTGGATTGAGCGGCACTCGGCTTCTCCTTCTGCATCTGGCTGTCGTGCTCGAAGCCCGCGTCTCGATCCTCTACCGCGTGGTCTCGCTCATCTTCAGCCACTTCCTGCCCTGCGATATGTTCAAAGAGCGCGAGCCGCGCCTTTGACTCGTGCGTCTTATCCGCAATGGCGAGCTTGGTCAAATTGGTCTCGTGGGACTTCTTGAGGTTCACAACATTGGCCTCGTGCTTGTTGCCCTTCTCGATCTGTAGTTTCTTGAGCATCATCGTCAGTTGCTGGATCTGCTGCTGTGCCTTGGCGAGTGCGGGGTCTTGCCCGTCGATTAGGAATCGGTTGCCGTCCTGATACCCTGAGAGCGCCATGAACTCCTTCCACACCTCGCGAAGATCAATGCCGGGGGGCGCCTGTTTCATGGTGATTTTGGCATAATTATCGACCGCGAACACGAAGCGCTGCATCTTTTGCTGAGGATCGGTCGCGCCCATGCCGACATTCACCGTAACGGTCAGTTCCTTGTCCAAGACCGCATCGGTCATCTGATTGACGCCGTACTTTTGGAATACCTGGGCTTTCTCGCCGGCCAAGCTCATGATGACCCTATCCGTCTCATAGTGCTGTTCAAGCATGACCAATTGGCGCAGCACAGGCTGTACGAACGTCTCCACAAAGGTCTTGAGCATGTATTCAGTAAGAAGATTGCTCGGTCCCTGCAGCATGCGCATCGTGTTAGTCGATTCACGCCCGGAACGCTGGGCAGTAACCTGCATCGGATTGAAATTTCCGGCAAGGTCGGAGAAATCCGCATCTATGCGATCCTGCTCCAGGTACGCTGAGGAAGTGACGTCCTGCCATTCAACCTCGCGGATATCGGCTTCTGGATCATCTGCCAGGGTGATTCCACCGGGCACGTTTCTGACCAGGGATGCCATGTCCACATTCTTGCCGCGCTTGGCGATCCAGCGCTTATTGAGCACCAGTTTGACATTGTCACTGCGCTGATTCTGGACATCATTCGCCTCTTCCTGAAGCGGCCTGGTAATGGTCGGCAAAGAGGCGGGAATCGGCTTATGCGTCTCCAGCATCGTTGTGCCCATCACATACGGTCTTTTACCGTGCCAGACGGTATCTTTCAATGGTTCCGGGTCAGTAAGCAGCCGTTCACTTGCAATCGTGTAAAATTCCCAATCTTCTCCCTCGTAGCGATGAATATGACGGTGGACCCACACAATGTCATAGTCAGAGATATCCCGTTTTTGCTGTGATGGATCTTGCTGGACACCATTACGAGCTTGGCGGGTAGAGTCATCAGAGGTGTCAGAACGCGCAAACACCTGACTCGAGGAGTACTTGATCCATCGCTGTCCCTTCGGGTTTGGGTGCTCCATTCTATCCTTCACGTCACACCAGTACATGGGCATCAAATGGATGATGTAGGGGCTTGAATTGATCGGATCGAGCCAGTGCGCCGAAGGGTCAATGCGCAGGTTCTCAATGGGCAGCAAGTCCAGGCACGGCCTGTCGTCTAAGGATTCGGCTCGAACTCGATCGCCTCGAAGTATTC